GCCAACTTTTAAACATCAGGTTCTATAAAAATTCATTCTGTTTGCGCGAACGCCAACAGAACTAAAAAACTAGTCCCGACTAAAAAGTGGTGGCGTTCGCTGTGCTAGCAAACGGAATAGGTCCTACCGACCTACCAGACACCTGGGTCTGGATTTTCATCTTACACGAGTTGCCTTTTCTCGTGTAAGGAACTCATCTAAATATGTAATATGTAATTTATTTACAAAAATGCCCAATTATACTATTGGGAAGTCTGATTGCATGTACAATATGGGTACATTCAGAAACCAGGAAAGTGTGAAATCCTCTCCTGTAGCGCAGTATGCATCTACGCAATGCGACGGAATATCTGGTGCAACATTGGATATCGTCAACTCCAATTGATGTCGAAGCATCTCTTCCGACTTGCCTACTTTACTAGCAACCTCAAATTTATGAGGGCTGTAATAAGGTATCTCTACCTCCAAGGTTGGACAAGTCGCAAGCTGTGTAACCGCTGCCCCCTCCCATGTGGGTAGGGAACGCACAGTCAGTTCCGATTGCATCGTTGACGTGCGTGGAATATCTTGAACCAATTGTTCTACTGTAAATGCAGAAGAACGTGAAGTCCGACGATCCACCATCATACGACCAACAGGAGATGCATCTCCATCTGCGTAAATATAATTGTATTTCCAACGTATTCCTCCTCTACGACACACGTAGCATGGTGTTAACCAATTCATAAGTGTGTTCTTCGAGTAAACTTTCCCTTCGGGGTCCGCTCCTCGATAAAGAGGAAAATTTGTTGGGAATATACGCCACAAGGCATATTCACGTGTGGTTGGAACCGCGACATTTGCAAAGGAACGAGAATAATTATATCTCTTCATCATGGTTCGGAAAGAATGAAAAGTCTCACCCATATAGGTCAATGACAATGAATTATCATCAACCGATGATCCGATTGGATCTAGAGTGATCTTTTTCATTCCTTCCTGGACTTCCATCTGACCAGATTCTGAGACAAAAGGAGAAAATGAAGTCAAAGCATCCTCGTAAGGAGCTGCCACTTCAAAATCGTCCCCAGCTCGCACAAATACATTGATTTGTGGAGATCCTAGATCTTGATCATTTGGACGTGTCAATTCATTCAAAACGTAAATCGCCAAAGCACCATTATCGCCACCCGATCGAAAAACTGGACTCACAATAGAGCTACCAGTAACATCGATCACTGGACTAAATGGTGGTGGTTGCGGAAACGATATTGGATCAATTGTTCGCCATGCAATTTGTTGATTGTAACCAACCTTCACCTCAAATTCATGAGATTCAGATATATCCAAAATTCGAGTATAAACTGAAGAAAAGTCTGGAGGGGTAGCACCTCCTCCAGTGGATCCAATTGGATCGTATACTAATCGTAGTCTGCCTCGATGGAAATTGGAACATGCAACTTGGAATCGATAAATAATACTCCCTCGCCACCACTCAAACGGTAATGAGCTTAATGCAAGTGGAGTAAGGTGCATCTCAGTTCCTGGTGCGGACGAATTGGCACTTTTGGTAAATTGAACAGGGGTAACTCGAGACCAATACAAAAGTGTATCTGTTGGAGTCTGAGTATCCCAAATTGCTCTACCGATATACGCTTCTCTTGAAGCGATATGCTTAATAGTCATTTCGTCTTCACCAGTGTCACATCCCCATAATCGCGGATCAATGGACAACTCCTGCTTCGGATCAAATGTTAACTTGTCTGTCGCTTCCTCTATTTCGGAATTCGCTAAATTACCCATAAAAGTCGGCCGGTACTTTCGCACTGGTTCCAAATTAACGGGTCTAGAATAACCGAATTTAGTTGCGATAGCTGCAATGGCACTTGCTCCAATTTGAGTTGCTGTCGCATAGGGCTCGATATAAGGAATCGTTTTCAACATGCCTGCCATGCGTGCAATCGCACTAGCTGGCTTGGAAATAACTCCTTGACCATATTCATCGCCTTTACCTGCTCCAGACACGAAATTCGTAGGTCCGGCAAGCTCCAGATCATCTCCGAAGTATGCGAGTACCGTGATATTCACTTTATCTGTTGCGGCATTTGCATGGTGCAAAGGATTAAAAGACGAGAATGTGATTCGACCCAACTTATCCACACTAGTGTCATCGTTCGCAATACGTGATGCAAAAGGTGTAGGAAATACAAAAGGTAGCGATAATTCTCCTCCTTGCGATTCCGTTGGATTAAGATATACATGAAGTCTTTGCGAAAATCGCACATTATCGACTGCTGGAGCGGACGCACCACGATCTGGATCGCGATACGAAAAACCAACAGGATTGTAAGACATCATTCCTATTCCATAGTAAAACGCATTTCCATTCAACATAGCCTTGACTTTTAAAGTACCTCGGAGATACGCATAATTTTCCAATTTTCGTTTAATCACCGGATTGGTAATATATAACGTCCAAGGGTCAATCGTTTCTCGTAGGAACTCACCTATCTCCCAGCTGATTGTAGCAATTCGAATAGGTCTCTGCATGAATTGTGAAATAGACACTGCATCTTGCAAAATATCCGTATCGATTACATTATTGGAAGTATTTGCTCCCATAGCATCTTGTGAGACATCATCAGGCATCTGAGTGAGCGCTGTGGTTTCTGTGACTTCTCCCGATTCCGAATGGAATTGAAATCCGTCGTGAGTGTACTTTTTTACTTGAGTACTAACAAGACAAAATAGTTCGTCTAAGTGAACAATGCTTAATTTATATGTATTAGTGACAGATCATTTCTACATTTAACGTGCTACTACTTTAACTGTCAAGCAAGTAGGTCACGCAGGTTCTATAAATACAAATCCAGGGTACGAGAGTTGATACAGAACGAGAAATAAATCTTCTCTCGCTAAATCACTTTGATTTGTAACGTCCATTCCACTTAGGTAACTACGAGGGACAACTCGCGGGATGAGTTTAAAGCCTGCCCAAGGCTAAGTGCGACTATACGAATTCAACTCCGTATTTCTCCATCCAAGAACACTCTCGTGCCTCGAATGAATGGTAAAAGTTCTCGCTAACTGCATCTTGCAGATTCAAATTTCTCAGAATCTGCTTTGCTTCTGCATGTCGCTTGTCGAAAACTTCCTTTCCATGAAACCACCACTCTCGCATCGCTCCGTCTAAACATTGCAATGCAACCTCAGTTGGCGAGAGATCTTTCGAAATCATATTTGAGTGTAAACTCTTAAAAATCGAATCTTCTCCCAACATGGCGAGCCACATACCTTCGTGTGTGGTTCCATCTTTTTCGGTGTATTTATATTGCGGACACCACCGCGATTTTCTCTTCAGAAAATCTGCTTCTTGATGATTGATATATGGTACAGACTCAGCTTCTTTTTCAGCCATTGTGTACTCTATACCTTGTTCAGCATAGACTTTTTGCATTTCGGTATGGTTATAAAGTGGAAATTCAGGTGAAACACCCATTTCATTATCATCTCCATAAGTAGTCAATGCAACTGCATCTTCAAAATTTCCTTCATAATCAGGGTATAGTTGTCGAAAAACACACCTCTGATAGAGTGAATTGACGATGGAGTTTGTGTACACTGTTAGATTCTGTCCCGAGGGGTTAGATCCATACAGTGCCATTAAGTCTTTAAACATAAACAGAACAGGGTATGCGACTTCCGATGCAATTCCACGCATGATCTTCAATTGGTCATCTGTATAACCAGCCTTCTTGGCAATGTATATGAAAATCCTGTATGAGCAGAGCACCATTCTTGCACTCATGTGCATGTCGTATCCCTTGAAATCACCAGCTACAATTCGATCTTCACCGAATTTCCGAAGATGTTCTTGTAGTTCGTGCCAACCAGGCCCTTGGGAATTTAATCCCACTGCACATTCCGTTTTCAATGGAGAACTCGATAAAAAGTTACAAATTGTCAGAAAATATTTCCTCACATTCAATTGTAAGGAAACTGGTGCAGCTTGAAAGACTCGCACTTTCTTTTTTGAAAGTTTGGTTGGTTCGTCTTTGGTGCACGCCTTGAACACAGGGTATGCTCGCTCATTCTTGAGATATAACTCTCTAGCTTCTGCGGCAATTTTCTTTGTCTCATCATCAAGATCACGAGGACAATTTAAATCTCTGTATTCTTCAGGATCCAAATCAATTAACCAATTTTTCTTTGGCTTATTAACTGGAAATCCCATAGACGTGTTTGGTTTCATAGCATCAACAAATTTCATTCCGTCGACACCTGAGACACTTTCTACATCATCTAAGACTCGTACTCTTTCTAGACATGCTTTACCATGACTAGTTTCGCACAATCGGTCTATTTGACGCATGTAGTCATCCATTGCCCATTCTAAAACTTCTGGTGGAAATTCTTGAAAGGCATTTCCGGCACCTGCAAGATACTTCTGATATGGATCCCAACTTGGTACTCCATTCTCTTTCCTGCAATTTGCTGGTGGTCCCCAAATACTTTCTCGACCCATCACTTTTGTCACCTCTTCCGATAAAGGAGATGGTATAACAGTTGTCTTGGGTCGCACTTGAAATTGTGCTAGGGTTCCGAATGACGATGCTTGTGTGCCAGGGCATTGGAAACGCATTGGACTTTTGGCAGCTATCGATTCTTCTGGTGTATAATCGATACCATATGCCACAGTTGGCATAGCGCCCTCAGATGCGGTGAAGAACACGCTTCTATTCTGAAACAAAGTAGTTCTACACTCTTCGATTTGGCAACGAGTCACCATTTCGGCAGCGCACATTCGATCCTTGTTTTGCGTTCCTGCAAGATGAAATCCTGCAATATACGCATTCTTGGAATCGGCGCTAACGTGTGTAGCCATGCACATACCAGAAAATGAATCTTCACTCAATCGGTATGTAAATGCATTGTCTATCTTTGCATCGGGGGTTGTCACTGATCTAAAGTCCAACATTCTAGTCGTCCACTCTTTCTGCGTTCCATCACGATCCTTCCATACTAGATTGGTCATGATTTTACGCTTCGAAAATGAGGTAGGCAAAAACTTAATCAAATTTTTCATTGATCCACTACGAGCGATGTAACATACTGATAAATCAGAATGTGTATGTCCGTACAATGGACAACAATCCTGCGGGTGCAAAGTTGTTGTAAAGTTTTTCCCACTCAATTTTCCTTCACCGCGCATTAACACTTCTATCTCTTCAGAAGAGTCTGAAAGTACGTGCGTTGGTAAAAGCAAAAGATTGGAATCTAAGAATACTCCGTTTGAAAATTTACCGGTGGATTTAAATGTTACGTGAGCTTGTTGACGAATTACACACTGTTTTAATTGTGCGCCACTCGTGCGTTCACTCACTCCCGTGGGAAGGGGTTCTAGTGCGGTACCTAACCACACATTTTCCTCCTCACTAGTAACAGACATTCCATTACCCTCTGATTCAAATTTCAACGAAAATAAGCGCTTCACTACAATATATATTGCGTAAAGAGCCAAAAATGCTGCAATTATCCAACAGAGAGTTTTTCCGGTTTCAATATCAAATCGGCGAATTGTCTTTGCCAAGTCTGGTAACAAATCTCGTACCTGTGAAATTTGCTCGATCAAATATTTTTTCCTAGCTGTAATAGCAACGGATAATCCAACAACATATGTTGAGATACAGATCGGCAATAAACTCGGTGCCATGACTGCGGCGCATATACCTGCTGAAAAGCAAGCGTACGACACATTCTTAACACGCTGGAAGAAATTCGAACTTCGTGCACAGAAAATTGACCATTGACACCATCCTTTTTCAAAAATAGGATCAGGTATATAATCTGCCCAATCAAAAGCTCGATAATTCTCAGCTATCCTGTCCATTTGGTCGCGAAATACGTTTCCTGACTCGGATGTGAATTTTACCCTTCTTGTCGTCTTCAAAGATCTACGTTTTTGCAACTTGCGATGCAACATTTCTCTCTCTGAACGATATTCTTGGGCAATTTCATCTGCCAATTCCTGCTCATAACGCAATCCCTCAATTTCTTGTGGGGTCATGGCAGGTACTTCCACAGTGGTAATATTCTCCACAACAGGTTGACAAAATTCTTTCTCCGTCAATGTCGGAGTGCACGTTTTACACCATTCCGGATACAATCCATGGTCGCATAATGTGCGAGAAAATGTTTCTTC